GCGCGCCCTGCCTCAATAATGGGTCGAGTATCGACCCGTGCAAGCGCTGATCCGTAATTTCCACTAAAGAATGGTTTTCTTGCCATGTTGTTATCTCCTTATTTTTATCCGAATATTTTCTTTTGCGCTCCTGATCCACCTAGTAAGCCACCTGTAAGTCCGCCAAACGCACCACCTATTCCACTCATTAAACCTGCTTGCCTAGTTGCATCTGCTGCAACTTGTGCGGAGTACATATTGGCTGCGTTGGTTGCCTGGTTCTGTATGAATCCTAGACCTGCTTCTGGGTTTAAATATTGTGGCCCAGAGTTTAATCCATATCCAGCTTGCCCAAATACAGACTGTCCTTGTTGTAGTGCATTTCCTCCTCCTCTGCCAAGAACTGCTTGGAATGGATCGAGTGTAGTTCTGTCTTCTAATGCAGCAAGTCCTCCGGCAGCCTGGATGTATCCAAGTATGCCTTGTTGTTTGAGTTGCTCATTTGCACGCTGTGCATCCATTGTTGCACCCACGCCAAACTGAGCAGCTTGTTGAGCTTGTCCCTGCTCGGCTAAGTTTGCAGCTTGTGCAAGTTGTGCCTGTGCTTGTTCCTGACCTAGACCTGCTGCCATACCAGCTTGTAGTGCTTGGTTTGTGGCTTGCTGGTTAGTGAGTTGAGCCTGCATACCACGACCTAAATCTGCTTCTTGTAGACCTGCTTCCTGACCTAGTGCTTGCTGTGCAAATGCTCGGTTCTGCATCTTACGTTGGTTGTCTTCAGCAACCCGTGCTTCTGCTTCTGCGATTGCACCACTTTGGTCAAATGTTCTGCCCATCATTGTGGATCTTGCACGAGCAGCTTCTGCGATCTGTCTTTGCTCACGATCTGTAAGTCCTTGTCCAAGTGCTTGCTTGGCATCTGCTAGGAGTGCGCCACGGAGTGCGTCATCACCTGCACCTAGCTCGCCTGTATATGTACCACCTGTTACACTTGCTGATGGATCGTATGAGGTTGCAGCTCCAAGGGTTTGTCTGCCAAGGTCACCACCATATGTTGATTCTGATGGTACAGTTATTGCACCCGCACCTGTGAGTGCATCTGCTTGTTCTGCTAGGATTGTACGTGCATCACCAAGTGCTTCTTGCGTACCTGGTTTGTAGTCCTCCATGATGTCTTTAAATAGCGGAGATAGACGGGATACATCTTGTAGGTCTGCTTCTCTTTGGCGTGATAGGTTTGCACGTTGGATGTCTTCTCCAAATGCAGATAAGCCTAAGAAGTTACCCTGCTCGTCAAATCCCGCTTGCCTTGTACTGTCTGATTGTGTGACAAATTGTTCACCTACTTCACTAGCTAGTCCAGCATCAACATCTGCTTGGGTTGCGGTGCGTGTTTCAAATTCTTGTATTGCACGCTTGTCACCTAGTAGGTCAATCATACCGTCACCTGTGCGGACTACATCACCCTCTTTCAATGGTTCACCCGTGTTTGGGTTTGTAAACTCGTATGTTTGCTGAAATTCTTCTGGTGATTCTTCTGCTTGTGCAAGATATTTTTCTGAAAAATTATCTAAAAATGGCCCATCGCTTTCATTAACCCATGATAGTCTATTTATGATACCATCATTTACTGCTTTATCTGTATAAAATGGTCTACCTCCAGCAGCTTCCTCTATGTATCCATCACGTTTGAGTATATCGTACATTGGGACTACTCCACCTGTTTCTGTATCAAATATTGCGTAACCCGCAGACCCACTTTTACTAACTGCATTACCACTAGTATAAGGTAACATTTGATACCTTGCCCCCGCAGGTTCACCACCCTCGCGTTGTACAGGTTCTGCACCTGGTATTCCAAACTTACCTGTCTGTGGGTCACGAACAACTTTTTGCTCTGAACCTAGTAAAGTCTGCCTAAGAATGTCTGTGTCTGTCTGTGCAGTTTTCTCACGGATGGATTGTTCAAGTGGAAGCAAGGATTCTAATGAACCTGTACCTGCAAAGTCACCTGTGCCTGTAAGTAACTCGACTTGTGCTTTTAGAGCGTCTGCCATCCCTTCTCCATAAGATGGTTGCGCTGGATAATTAATGTCTGGCCCTCCTCCCATTGTTATTTCCTCCGATTGATTCTATTAAAGTCGTACCACTTAATAGGTTTTTGTTTTAATTGTCTCATCCACCCAACAAATGGTAATGGGTATGGAATACTGTTGATAAATTGTGAAATTGCATCTTCTCCGATTGCAGTTTTTACATACCATGCATTAGGTGCAACTACACCCCATTGCTCGTCTGGATGCTTATCAGAATCCGACTTAACTGCTTTCCCAAGTAACATTGTTTGTGGCGTAATAAATACATACCCATAAGCAGCATAAGCACTTAGATCCCTAAACATGTCACCCTTCGTGGTGTCGTAAAAGTTCTTAGCTTTTTCTAGTATGTTCATTCTGCTATAATGTACTCCTCTGCATCAGTTGCACTTACTGCTGCTCCCAGGTTTATTCTTAACCACGCTGAACCATTGTCTAACGCTAGGCATGGACTTCCACCGTCCCCATCCGTGCAGTAAACCACCTTGCCTGCTGTTCCTGGTGTTGGCAGACCCGCAACGGCAAAACTTTGGAGGACAACTGTTGTGTCTGTTACGCTTGGAACTGTCACGGTTGGCTCTCCCAACTCGTTCAAGTTTGCTGAACTTAGATCCACGCCTGTTGCGAATGTAAATCCACGAGTGACCGTACAAGTAATCGCCATTATGCCACCTCACGTCTTGCATTTGCTCCGACTCCTATTGCTTCCAAACTTAGATGTCTGAAGCTCGGTCTGCCAGCAGTTACAGACACTTCTATGTTTGCCCCATACCCACGGGTACGACCCGTACCAAAACGGAAGAGTGCTTCCTCTGTACCTGTCGCGGTGTGCGTAAGTACAGTTGTACTAGAGTCTGGGTCAAGAGTGTTTACCTTTACATTAAATGCATCTCCGTTGACTGTATTCACACCCAACTGTCCACGCTTCCAACTCTTTACACTTATGTCTCCAAAAGTCATGGAGCGTGACTTTATCTTACCTGCAATTGCAGTTGTTCCTGACTCGCTTGTACTTCCTATCTTGCGTCCACTATCATCAATTGAGTTTTCTTCCATGAGATACCACCCGGTATCATTACATGCGAATAATCTGCGTTTAGTTGGATTCGATCCATGCGAGCAAATTACAAAGTCATCTACATGAAATGCCAAGCTACCTGACATTGCTGGGTAATCATCAACGCTAGTCCATGTGGAAGTTAGCAGATTGAAGATAAAAATTTTATTTGGTACGGTTGAACTACCTGTTGGGACTGCAAGATAGTATTTATTGTCGTACACCACACCACATGCAGTATCTGCTGCTGCAAAGTTAACCTCATCAAATTGATCCTGTATAGGTCTGGTCATGGGTATAGTTTCACCACTAACTTTACTAATAGCTACCCCAATACCTTTTGCTGGATCTGTACCAGGTGACAAGACGATGACCCCATTGTCTGAAAGAAAGAATGTTTGTGGGCCAGACTGTGCGATACTCTTTCGTGCCACACATCCATGCTGACGTGTAATCTCGTAAGTGTTTGCTGCGGATGTAGTCGCAATGTTATTTATCATGTGGATGCTATTACGCATAAACACGATCAACTGATCTTCCTGATATGGAAAGAACCCAACTAGCTTATCTGCACTACCTTTATTAATTCTAAACTGTGACTCTGCGGGATAGTAGTTGTCCGTGTCTAATAAATCAGACATCAAGACTGTGTAGTTACTATCTGTTGGTTGAGGTATAATTAAGCGATTGCGAAAGAATACACCAAAGTCTGTATTCGGACATTGTATGCGTCCAGCACCTGGACTTCCATTTGCTTTAACCACGAAGTCAGTTGGACTGCTATAATCTCCATCCCATTCAAGTGGTGTTTTATTCTTACCACGAAATAAAATTAGCTTCTCAAGTGACTGCACGAAGCTCGCACCATCTGCATCTGCCACTACCTCACCAACAGGGTATTCTATGTTAATGCCACTATTATTTGCATCGTTCCATATGATTGCTTTATTCTTCGTGGCAACCACTACAAACTCAGTACCTGTTGCTGGATCTGAGAAGAGTGTGCTGGCAAATACTTTTTCATCTGTACCATTGTAAGTAAGTGTGACATTACCTGCTAGGAAATCTATTCCTTTACGCACCTCTGCAAGATCACCAACCAAGCGCATATTCTCGCTAGTCTGTACAAATCCAGATTCTAAACTTGTTGCTTCAAGGTATGAATTTACACCACGAAATCCACGATCTCCATCTTGAAGAACTTGATCATCTAATCTACCTGTTGTGCGATACCTTGCCATTATTTCTTCTTTATCTCTTGGTAGAGTTTAATGGACATGTACACTAGAGTGACCGCACCAACTGCAATCCCCAAGAATGTGTCAATTGTTGACAATCCAAATGTGGCTGCTGTGCCACTCATACCTGCGACTGAAACACGATCAAGCATTACCTGCGTCCTCCTGGCGTGAAGTAAAATCCTATAATTAAAGGTAACACTACGGTTGCCTCGAAAAGTGCAATGTGTCCTGTTGTAACGACCAGAGGGGCTTGCTCAGCTGGAAAACTGATGAGTCCGAATAGAAACTCTTTTTTTCCTTCACCTGTAATGTTTGTTGTACTGATGAGTGGAACGCTTGGGTAGATGGTGGTGATACATGTGATGAACGAGAGCGTGAACATGCCGATAAGAGCAAGCATCCTACGAGTAGCACGAGTGAAAGCTCCAGATACACCATTGTTGAGTGATGCCTGGAACTGAATGGCAAACTCGTTGTTCCTGCATTCTCTTGCCATTTCCATTTCATACTTCTGTTGGCGAGAATCGGTAATCGCACCAAACACGCCTTTAAGAATAGACCCCATTGCGGCCGACCCTCCACCGGTAAGAAAGAGCGTAAGGAGTTCAAACATTTCATTTGCCCTCCATTTTCTCGAAGAGTTTTTGAATGTCTCTTCTACGATCCTCGGACAACTTGGATAAGTGTTCCACATCCTTTGTCTGCCCAGCGTATGCTATTTCTAACTGACGCAGACGATCCTTCATGTCGTCAATCTCCCACTTATTACGCTTAATAAAAAAAGCGAGGATGGAAAGTGCGACACCCAATCCGGCAAACATATAGTGTGTAATTTCCATGTCACTTCTCCACCTTATCCCGAAGCCTATCCAACTCTTTTTCTAAATAGTTTAGTCGCTCAAACTGTTGAAAGTCTGAAGTTATGGGTGCGTCTTGCATTTCGACTAAATGATCAAGATCCGCTTTTGCTTGTTCTGCAAACTTCTCTATGTGCATCATCCTAGCAGATAAATCTCCAAGCAAAGTTCCTTCGTGCTGAACTCTTCCCAGGCTATTATCGAGTTCGTTAATCTTGTTCCAAATGACGGAGTAGCCCCAGACACAAGTGCCAACAATGGCGATAACTTTCGCCATGAATGCCAAGTTTGCTTTGACCTGTACATTTTCTCCGACTTCAGTCGCCATTAGATAGGTTCGTCAGAAGTCCACTCGTCTGTGGCTAACACTTCTAATATTTCTTCGTGGGTGTATTCGGTTTTACCCCATAGAAAAGATGGTTGTCCGTCTTCGTATTTAACAAATGTCTTAGTGCCGTCCAATGAAAACCTTAAAGTTTCTGCGGATGTTTCTAACACTTGATCGAAGTCTACGCTACCAACCTCGGAGGAATCTATAATAACATAAGTCTTCATATTATCTTACATCTGTTGAGTTAAGCACTACACTATTCTGACCCGTGCCGTTGTTTGATCCTACGCTGTCGTTGGCATTCCCTTCAAATCTATACAGA